CCAGCACGATGACCTCATCCAGCACCGGAGCGGGCAGGAGGTTGCCGCCGAGCGAGTCGGTCGTGTAACCCTGCGCCCGGTACTCGGGAGCGTTGTCGGCAATCCACCGCTTCGCCTCGGCATCGCCGAACGCGGAGCGGAAGAACTGCCCAGCCTTGTAGGCACGCTCGCCAACGTCGGCACCGGGGCGGAAACCACGAACATGCGAAACACGCGGGACGGCGAAGTTGGTCATCGGCTTTTCCTCGGTGATGGTGGCCGCGTCTTCAGCGACGACGACCGGGGCAGGGGCAGGGGCAGCACGGTTTAGCACCGCCCGCAGTTCGCGTTCCTTGGCGGCGATCTTGCGGAGTCGATCGATCTGGCTCTTGAGGCCCTCGGCGCGCTGGCAGAGTTCCTCCAGCTTGGCCGTCCGCTCGGCACCAACGGCTTCAGGCTCGTCGGCCGAAGCGGCTTCGCCCTCGTCGCCAATCACGCCCATCTCAGCCAGCACGCTGGCGAGAGTGTCGAGCAGCACATTGACTTGCTTGCCGTCGGCAACAACGTCGGCAGCGGAATCGGCGGGCAGAGCGTCAGCCATGAGAAAGAACCTCCAAGTGATTCGTGCAGAGACACAGTGCCTCTGTCACCGAACGTAGGAGGAAACGGCGAACCCGTCGCTCGGGAGCGTTCTATGTAGAACGCTTGCGAATGTCAGCCGCACGAACAATGCAGCGGCAGCGTGTACCGCACAGCTTGCACTCAAGGTAGCGAAGCTGGAACTCACCTCGCGGTTTGCTGGTGATCGTCCTTAGTTGTCCATTGCCGCAGTCACACTTGTCGCCAGAGCGTTTCTTAGCGTGCAGCATTAGCCTTGAGCCACTCCGTGAGGTCAGCGTGCTTGGCCTTAAGTTCCGTAGTTCGCAAGGCAAGTTTGACGGTGGCCTCGGCACGCTTCTGTGCCTTGCGTGCCTGCGTGTCGAACGACCGCCGTGCAACGTCCAACCCGCCGTCGCCGTAAGCAGGATACGTCACGGGTCCAACATCAAAGAGGTCGCCCACCCGCGTGATCGTGCGGATGTGCCGCCCGTTCTCGTCCACGGTCCACTGCTCGCCGTCGCGGGCGATGGTGAACGCGAACGAACTGCCACGCACGATGCCGCCTTCGATCAAGGCAAGCAAGTCTTGGCCGTAGGTGGTGGGCGGCACCGGGAACTCGTACCGCAGTCCGATTTCGTCCACGCCCAGCTTGAGCGTGTCGGGGTAGCGGGCCAGCGGCATGTTGCTGTCGTGGTTGAACAACGCCCGCGTCATCAGCGGGTTCTTGCGGCCACGCCGCTCGGAGACGATTGCGAAGGCACCGGGGTCGATCCGCTCGGTGAACTCACCGACCGCACCGTCCAGCGAATCGACGCCAAAGCGAGCAGCGTACCCGACAATGTAGGCGGTTTTGTCATCGCCACCCTCGGATGCAGCGCGCCGCTCGACGCGGAGCAGCGGCACAGCAACGTCGTCTTGCTCAACGGCGACAAACCGCCGCTCAATGTCGCCAAACTCACCAAGCTCAAGCGTTCGCTGCACGGCATCCTCCGTATTGTTCTAGAAGACTGGCGACACCATCGACTCCACCAACAACCTCTTGCATGTTGCACAGCCGAAACGAACCGCAGCCAGGGCGGTGATACACGCGGCGATGCTCAGGCAGTTTTCTTCCGTCCTGGCCGAAAACAAGCCGGTCATCAAACACGATAGTGTGGAGTGACGCCCCAGTACGGGACGCCCATTCGTGCTTGCGTTCAATCGCAGCGGCCTTCATGGTTATCTTGTCATTGCCATTGGTCAAAACAGTCTTCAACTCTATTCCAACAACGGCAATTCCGTCCTTGATGACAACGACATCAACAGGAGCGGATCCCTGAGTCTGCATGCCGCCGACGGCAACAGCCAACTCGCGTTCGTTATCGTCCTCAGCGTACGACTGAAGCTCGCGATCAATTGCCATCTGTGTCATCCGTATCCTGCAAGGACTCATCGGGCGTGACAGCAGGTCCATCTGAAACGGCAGGAGTTGCAGAAACTCCCTCGGACGGCGGCGCATCTCCAGCGGCAACTTTCTCAACGGTTGTCATGTTCAGCGGGAAGTAGTGGGAATCGCCGCCCTCGATAGGATTCAGGTTCTCGACGGCGCGCACTTCGTTGATCGACATGATTCCGCGATCAATCATTGCCGTGTAATAGCTGGACCGCGCCTGGGCATCGCCACGCATCAAATGCGACGTATCAAAAGACGCAAAGTGTTTCTGCGGATCAGCTATCAAGTCTCTTGCAAACGCTTTTTCAAAACGACGAAGCCATGGCAGAATTGAATACTGCACAAAATCGATGCTTTGCTGCTCGATATTGGAATATGTGGCCCGAGTCAGATCCTGAATCATGTGTGGAGGAACTCTGTAGAGGCGGCAGATTTCTTCAACCTGAAAACGCCGGGCCTCAAGAAACTGCGAATCGTTGTTGCTCTGGCCCTCAAGCTCGTGTGCCTTCAGCCCGCCTGTTAGCACAGCAGTCTTGCTGGACTTATCTGGGCCACGGTGCATGCGCTCCCAGTTCTCACGCAATCGCTCGGCCGCCTCGGGCGCCATGTTCGCGTCAGTCTCAAGCACAACGCCTGGGCGAGCACCATTTCCGAAGTACCTCGCGCCGTGCATTTCGCAAGCACGAGCAAGCCCAATGGCCTCCTTACCAAGATCCACAGGGATGCTAGGCGTGATGCCGTCGCGACTCATCCACGTCACGCGAAAAATCTGGTCTTGCGAGTAGACAGTCCTAGAACCGTTCGGCTCGGTGTAGGTGAATCGCAGCCGTCCGTTCTCGATCCGCTCTGCCTTCATTCGGCTTGGGTGGAGCGGCAGCAGTTCGGAAATTGACCCGGCCGGTCCAGGGACAATCTCTGAGTAGCACGCGCCGTACAGCCCAGCGTGCACCATCGACGTTTCCAGCCACTCAAAACTGGTCATCCATGCGTTCGGGGTGATTGACAGAAGCTGGTCGAGCCAGCCTTGGTACCGCTGCCGCCCGCCATTAGACAGCCGCTCATAGACGTGCAGGGGCAGGCTGGCAACTGTCTCGGCCAGCACTCGCACGCAAGCAAGCACAACCGTAGAAGTAAGTGCGTTCTCGCTGGTCACTCGGACGCCAGACGAAGACCCGCGAGCAAACCCATAGTCATCGTCCAGCAGCGACCCAAAGAAACGACGATCAGGCGTGATGTCGTACACGCGGCTCTGCATGTCGGACGATAGGCTCATAACACAATGACCTGCGGTTCGGGACTGGGGGGCGTGTGTTCTTCGGCAGACCATGCGCCGAGGGCCATCACAAGCGAAATGATGCCGTCAACGCGCTCAGTGCCGTTAGGCTTTGGCTTCAATGGCCGAATGTTTCCTTCTGCGTTGGTCCTGACGCTAGCGTTGTTGGCCTGCCACGAGAGCACGGGATTGCCTGCGTGCCTTAGTTTTTTGCTTTCTAGAAGATTTTCTAGCTGCCTGCTCGGTCCATTCATGCCAGCGAACGACTGCGGCCACCCAACGACATCAAGCCCAAGCCCCTGCAACTGATTCGACAGTTGCGTTGCGTTCCATCGGTCGAGTGCAATCTTCCTGATGTTGTAGATGCCAGAGAACTGCTCGATGTCGTTTCGGATGAAGTCGTAGTCAGTCACGTTGCCGGGAGTGGCGGTTATGAATCCCTCACGGACGTATTGTGAATACTGGAACCTGTCTCGTCGCTCTCGGTCTGCCATCATGTCCTGCGGAATGTAGAACTTGGCAAACACATCTACATACCCATCCGCCGCCGGAAACACAGCAACAAGAGCAGAAGTGTCTTGCGAGTACGCAAGATCCAGCCCAATCCAGCAAGGCCGACCCTCAAGAGGCTCAGGCGGGCCGTCCGAGCATGCGGCCCAGGCATCAGACTTGATCCACCGCGTGTCCTGTTGCGTCCAGATGTTCAGCCTGTACCGTTTGAACGAGTTTTCTTTCGTGCTGCT